CCAACCGAGAGGGGCAAGCCGGACGACGAGGTCTGTGCGGCGCTCAGGGGCCGAGCTGTATTCATGGTATTCTGATGGGACAGTGAGCATGGGGGGCTCCTTTCTATCGTTCAATAAACGGCCACGATATATTTTTGTAGTGCGCCGGCTTGCCGCTCGCATCTGTCGGCCCTGGTTCGTACGTCATCGTGCCGCTGTAAAATTGTTTTTCGCGGATCGTGTCCGTATCTTCGTCATAATACCGCAGGCGGACAAAATTCCGACCTGTCCGCATCCGTTTGATCCGCAGAAATTGATCGCGTGTGAGGAACGTCCACTTGCAGTTGATTGTTAGCTTCTCGGCCAGCAGCTCCTTCGTCATCTGAGCGCCGGGGCCGACGGTACGCTTCGCGCCGGTCACGACCTGATCGCTCGATGCGGATATGTAGGCGTCCGGCCGGACGGGGAAAGCTACGCCGTCCACTGCGTAAACCATCTATCTCATCTCCTTAAATTGTCTGTGGCTTGAGCCGGCCCATGCGGACGAACTCATCCCATACTGCCTGCGCGATGATCCGCGCGAACTTGCGCCCATCGATATTGACGTCGCCCTCCAGGCGGATTTGGCTGCCAAACTTGCTATCGTTGAGCGCGTTGAGCATGGCGGTGTAGATTTCATTCGCGGTCAGGCCGGTACCGCCGTCCGCCACGGCCTGCTTGATCATGCCGTACAGCTCGTGCAGCGGGGCAATCGCTTCGGCGCTCTGATGGTTGTCACCGACCATTGCGAGGGTGGGCTGCGAGACGATGCCGCCATTTGCAAAGCTGGGGAGCTGCGGTGATTTGATCGTCGGGATCGTCGGCAATTTGAAGCTTATGTTTTTCCCACCGACGACTGGAACCCAATCGGGGACGTCAATGTCAAACTGGTTCAGCTTGCTAATGAGTGTATTAAGACCTTTGATTACGCCGTTGGCCAAGGCGACCATGATGTCGATACCAAGCTGAGCCCAATTCACGGAAGTCCAGTAGTCAAACAGTGCCTTCACAAGCTCCCATGCGCCTTGTAGCAGGATTGGTATTGCCTCCACCAGACCTGTGACAAGGGATTCGATGATTTCAGGAGCGTGCTGCACAAGCATTCCGAGTGAACCTGTAATGCCTTTTATGAGGGCGAGAATTAAATTGATTCCAGACTGTATAATATGTGGCAAGTTGTCGACCAAGGCCTGAACGATTTGCATCACAACAAGCACAATTGCTGGCATGAGTTCCGGAATCATTTCGATGATCCCGTCAATTAATGCCATCAGGATTTCTATGCCTGACTGTAATATTTGCGGCAGATTATCGGTCAGTGAGGTTACGATCATCCGGATCGCGTCCTGTGCCATTGGGATCAGCTCAGGCATCTTGTCAGCAAGGCCGGTCAGTAGCCCTGTGATCAGAGCAATGCCGGCAGAAACCAGTCGCGGCGCATAGGTCAAAAAAGCTTGAACCAACAGCGTGATAACGTTCACGCCGAAAGGCACCAGCTCCGGAATCAGCTGATCAAGGCCAGCCATGAATGCGGTGATGATACCGAGAACTGCACTTGAAATCATCGGAAAATTTGCGTTGATTCCCCTGATAAACGATGTAAGTATTTGAACCGCTCCTTGCACAAATTTTGGAGCAAATTCTGAAATTTTTACAAGCGCTTGCGTGAGGAATCCAGCAATAATGGGGCCGAGATCGGAAAACTCCTTGACCATGTTCGCACCGGCGTTTGGGTCGATGGCCAGTGCGTTCAGATCGGTCCCACTTTCCTTTTCGGATGATTCATCTTTCTCGATGTTATTGACCTGGTCGAATCCGGCGACCGCGCCCGCGGCCTTTTTGGCTTCCTTTGACGTGCTTTTCAGCCGTTTGGTAGCCGCGACAGACTGGGCGTATGTTTTCCCAAATACACTCGACGTAAACGCGGCAATCTTTTGTGCGGCAAGGGCGAGTCCAGACATGAGTGCATTGACCGCTGGCATAATTACCTGCAAGATCGGCGTGAAGGCAACCTGTAAATTTCCTTTCAAAGCATTCAGAGATGCTGCAAACTGCTCGTTTGACGTTAGCGCGCCGCCGATCAGGTCGCGAAATGCGCGGAAGGCTGCGTACAAGCCCGCCATCAGGACGGCCGACTTAAACGCGCTCTTGATACTTCGCCCAAGGCCGCTGACTTTATGCCCCACATCCTTAACGGATTTTGAGGCGTTTTGCTTCATGCTGGAAAAGGCTTTCCCGAGGCCGTTTCTGACACTCTTTCCACCCTTGGAGGCCGCAGCTTTCAGGGTTGACTTGATCTGTTCACCGAGGGATGCAACGGCTTCCTTGGGCTTTTCCGTCGCCTGCGCTGCTCCCGACATTGCTTTGTCATACTTTGCCTGTGTCTGGAGCAAGGTTTGCTGTAAGGAGATCAGGCGGCCTTCGGCTGCAGTGATTTTTTGAGCGAGTTTGTCGCCCTCCTTGCCTCCTTCATCGCCCAGCTTTGCATAAGCGTTCTCCAGCTTCAGCAGTTCCTCACGCTGATCGGTGATCTGCGCTGTGAGATTTTCGAGCTTTTGCTTTAGCAATTCTGCAGGCTTCTCGGCAGCCTGAAAGATATCCGACATAGGAATGGCAGATTCTTTCGCCTGCTTGCCGTAATTCGCAATAAATTCCGCCGGATCAGGCCCGGCAAGTGCGGACTTGGGCGGCCCGCGTGGAGCACCTGGTTCTGTCTCTACTCGCGTTACCTTGGCTTTCACTTCAAAATTGCGGGGCTTCAAGGCGCGTTCTACCATTGCGTCGAGTGATTCGCCGGTGGCGGTGATGCACTCTTCGACCGTCTTCTGGACCTTGTCCGTAACCTTTTCGACGGTCTTATTCATTTTTTCGACTGGCCGTTGCATCGCTTCAGAGGCGGCTTTTCCGACATTCTCAAAGCTGCTCTTCGCCTGGCCCTGTGCCTTGCTCGCGATGCTCTCCAGCTGCGATTTCAGATCAGCCAGAATATCCAGTTCTAAAAAGATTTTGCCGACGCTCGTCCCTTCGCTCATTTCTTCGCTCATTTCTTCCCACCTCCAAACATGCTGGCAAGCATCTTCTCCAGCGCGGCCATCTGCTTTTTAGCCTCAACTTCATCAACCTGCGGGCGGTTCGAGGCGGCACGGAAGGCGGTCCAGTCTGCGCGGATTTGCTTCTGCCATTTGTTCATGTGCCGGATCATTTCCCGGTCTTTTTCTGACCGGACGGCTACGACACGCCCCAGCGGGGTATCATCCATCAGGCCAGATACCATCTTGGCCCAGTCGCTGTATTTGAGCGCGCCCTGCTCGGAGGGCAGCACACCGTACTGCTTGGCGATGCTCTGTTCAATCAAGACATGGTCAAATTCGAGATCATACCACGTTTCTTCGTCATTTTGCTGCTTCTTTGGCTTCCTGAAATCGGGCGCTCACCGCTTCTGGTTCTTCCCCGGTCATGGCCGCGATGATAATCTCCAGCAGCTGCTGGTAGGCGGCAAAGGGCAGGTTCATCTCCTCCACCTCTTTGGCAGCCTTTTGACCGAGGGCAAGTTCCAGGATTTTGGAGACGTTTTCCACGTTGGCGGTGTCCAGCTTTGTTGCTTTCATGACTGTTTTCGTCCGGTCGTCGATCGGATAGATTTTCTCTCCAATCCGGATTTCCGGTGTGTTGGTAAGCAACTTCTGATCGAGTGTGTAGAGCTTTCCCATAATTTGATTCCTCCAAATATGATTTTTTATATAACAAAAGCGCCTACCTCGTGTGAGATAGACGCTTTCGCTGTTTGGTTGTATAGCATAAAGCAAAGTAAAGCAAAGAAAATAATAGCTAATTAGCTATTGATATTTGATAGCGAATACGCTATAATATAATTAAAGGAGATGATCAGATGCCGGAGTTATGCAGGTTTTATAACATCATCATTAAAATGATCTATTCCGATAACGGGCAGCACAGCAAGCCGCATTTTCATGTTTACTATGCAGAATATGAAGCTTCCGTCGGCGTGGATGGCGAGCTGCTCGCAGGTTCTTTGCCGATCAAGCAGTTGAAGCTTGTGCAGGCCTGGGCCGCAATCCATGAAGAAGAGCTTTACAGGGCCTGGAACATGGCTGTTAGAAATGAGCCGTTCGGGAAGATCGAACCGCTTAGATAAAAGGAGGAGAAGAGCAATGTATATAGTAGATGGTATTGCTTATGCCGGAGGGCCTTCTCCGGCGATCAAGGTTTGCGGCGTTCGTCCGCTCGATGATTTTAAGCTGTGGGTACGGTTCAATACGGGAGAGACAAAAATATTCGACTTTAAGCCGTTTTTAGATTATCCTGCTTTTGCTCCGCTGGCGGACAAGGACGTATTCCGCGCAGTCTATATCGACTACGGCGTGACCGTATGGAACGATGGCGATATCGATATCGCCCCAGAGACGCTGTATCGGGAGGGAACGGCGGCGGGAGGTGCGGTAAGTGCCTGAACAGTGCGCCCGGCTCATTGACGAGTTGATCGAGCTGCGAAAGGCCAGAGGCTGGACACAACAGGACTTAGCAAAAGCCTGCGGCCTGACGCAATCCGTCGTTGCCAGAATTGAGAGCAAGAAAAGCGTTCCCACACTGGTAACGCTGCAAAAGATCGTTTCGGCATTGGATGCAACCCTGTCTGTCAATAAGGCTGGATAAAGTTATAATTGATGCCCGCACCTGATCGCAAGTGCGGGCGATATCTATGCTTACGCGATCTTCGCGCCACGCTGCACGGCCATTTCCTTCACGACCGCGAGATAAATTTCGATGAGCTTTTTGTCGTCCGCGACCACATCAACCTTGTTGAGCTTGTCGCGCTTGGATTTGCAAACGCCTTCATCTGCCATGCGGCGGCGCTTGTTCGTCAGGCGGGTCGCACCCCTCGCGGGTGCGTGGATTGAAATTCTACATTAGGACTAACCTTAATATTCTCTCTGGTCAGGCTCCACACGGGACCTGTGGATTGAAATCATGCGCTGCGTGATATGGGAGCGTGGGTTGAAATTGTAGCGGCTCAAACAATGTGCGCAGTTTATTTGTCGCCCCCTCGCGAAGGGGGGCGTGGATTGAAATCACGTATTGTTGATACATGCGGCTGTTGATATTGGTTCGGCTCCGTTCGGAACCTGTGGATTAAAATGTATAAAATAGTTGCTTTTTCGTGAAAAATATGGTATTTTGAATAAAATAATTCATATGGGGTGGTTTTAAATGACATGTCCAAAATGCGGTTCTGAAAATGTGCTGGTAACCAGCGAGCAGGTCGGAGCAAAGACCAGCAAAAAAGGATCTGGTTGCTTGTGGTCAATAGGACGTGGGCTCTTAATGGTTTTCACGCTCGGTGCTTGGCGTCTTGTTGGTAAACACAAAGGGCAGGGGAAGACCAAAATAAAAAACAGTACCGTTGCTATTTGTCAAAACTGCGGCAACAAGTGGAACGTTTAAGTGCTCATCGAGGCCCCCTCAATTTTGAGGGGGCCTCTTTTCATTTATCCCGCCGACGACGCCGGCGTGTACGTCGGCTTTCCGTGCGTCATCACATCGAACTCCAGCGGAGCCACATCCGTGCTTTCTCCGCCGCCGATCGCGGTCACGCTGACCACTGCATCGAACGCCAGCTTCGCGCCGGAAGGGAATTCCCACTCGAATTTCGTATCACAGTCCGTGCCGGATTTCCATGCGAGGCCTGCGACATAATCGTTGCCGGGATCACCAGGGCACAGCTTGCCGGAGAGGGATACCGTCAGCGCCTTGCCGGTCGTCATGCGCTTCATCCAGCCCTCCGCATCCATCGGTGTCCACTCCTGCACACTGCCGTCGATCGAGACGGAGAAGCTAGTTATTTCCGCGATAGGCACCATTTCCTCTGTGGTGCTGGACCGCCCGGATTTGCCGATCTTAAATTTATTGTCAAATACCGGAAAAACACCTGTTTTCGGCATCAAACATCATTCCTTTCTGTAGCATATCTTTAGGTTGATCACATACTCATACACTTTTTTCACATCCCGTCCGACTGGAACCGGGGCGGCGCCGGGATCGACGGAAACCACCTGTACGCCGCCCATCTCGATATAAGACAGGCCATAGAGCTTTTCATACAGCTCTATGGCTTTCTTTTCGGCTGTGACAGGATTTGTTGTCCAGTGCACGAGCAGTGTCACATATTTGTAAGCGTACCGGGTGCAGGCCGCACCCCCGATGCAGATGCGCTGGCCGCCGGACGCGCGGTTGTCGTTATACACGCCTACACATCGGTCATAGTTTGCGTCGATCGCGCCGACGGTCACGCGGCCTTCTAGATCTGCGTCCTTCTGGAGCAGCCATCCGGCGACCTGTTCAAGGGTCAAGGTCACAGCTTTGCCTCCTCTTTGTACAATTCAGCAAATTTATCCCGCGCAAAGGTCTCACGCCTGCCGCCGGGTTGCCACGGCTCCAGCCAGAGGCCGCCAGCGTTGGGGTTGTTGACGGTCTGGAAGTTGTACTCTGGATGATAGTACAGGCGGCGGGCCTGCGGGGCGTCTGTTGTGAGCAGGGACACGATTTTGCCATCGGAACGAAAGGTTTCAGCGAAAGTAGAGTTGTTTTGCATGTCTCCGATGTCATAAGGCATGACCTGCTCTTTGACAACATCTGACCTCAATTCATCCACCGTTCCTTCCGCCGCCCGCAAGACTGCCTTCTCCAGCTGCTCAATCGCCGCATAGTCAAGTTCGATCCGGATTCCGTTCATCAGATCAGCTCCAGCTGTGTAAAATTTACTGTGCCGTCCGGGTTCCGCGCGCGGGATGCGCTGTAAATGATCCGGACGGTCTCCGCACCGGCACCGTGGACGGCCACTTCACCAGAGATATCCCGGCCCGGCGCGATATCGCCGGGGATCAACGCGCGGGCATTGAGCTGGATGAGCTGCCGTTCGGCATCCACAACCGGCCGGGATTTCTCGGAGTAATTGCACTTACCTTCAAAAATGGTCTCTTGTTTCGGCGTACCGTCGAGATTCAGGCCCGTTTGCAGCCGCACGGTGATCGGCGTGCAGCAGGCCTGCGGCGGCACGAGCTGCGGCCATTTCAAGCGCGTCACCCCCAATCCAGACCACGGTAGGTGAGCCCTGTCTGCTGCAAGAGCGCATAAATGCTACGCAGAGTGTTGACGCCATCCTGCTGTACCAGCATGGATTTATCCCACGACATGGATACACCGTTGATCGCATAGGAAGAGAGCGGGTTGCTGAGCAACTCGCCATATTCACGCAAAAAATCCGCCTGCAGGCAGACAGCCCGCGTCACAAGCTCCTTCTGCCGCTCTACCAGCCGATCAAATCCCCAGCTGACGATCCGGTTGAAGGTCAGGCTGTCAATGTCATATTCCGCGGCTTCCAACTCCTGCTGCGTCGCGCTCCCCTCTGGGCAAACGTGGAAATAGTCGTTCATCGTCGCGTAGCGCATCTTGCATCATTCCTTCTGCTCTTTTGCCTTTTTCAGGGCCTCCTGTGCGGTTTTGAGCTGCTTTTTCAGGGCGGTGTTCTCGTTGGCCACCGTTTGGTATTTCTCGTAAGGCACGGTTTTGCCCGCGCCCTGCTTCACAAGCTTGCCATTGTCGTCAAGGATGTCAAAGCCCTCCTTGACATAGTGCTCCTGCTGCGACTGGTCAATCGTATAGACTTTGTTTTCCTTCGTTGCTGTCATTCCAATCCCTCCTTACGCACTTGCGGTTTCCGCGTTCATGGCGACGCCAGAGACCTTGTTCTCGATCAAGAACAGATCGCCGTAGTTGCGGTTCTGATAGAGGTAGCCGTCCGCTGTGCGGCTATCCGTCCCGGGTGTAAAGAGCTTGATGTAGCTGTATTTATCCCGGCAAATAACCGCAGACGGGTGCAGGAGGATAAAATTGATTTGCTTTGCGTCGGACGCGGGGACGCATCCGGTCGTGAAATCATACTTTGTCTTCATCCGGGCCGCAGGAACCATCTTGATCTGCACGTCATCCAGGCTGTGCACCTGGCGGTTGATCCCGCCAGCAGAGGATACACTCATCACACGCTGGATGCCCTCGGCCTCCTTGATGATCTTGCGCACAGTAGGCGTTGCGTAAATGATGCGGCCCTCTGTCGGCACGCCGGCCTCGTCCATCCTTGCCATATACGCATCGAACATCTCAAGGATATTCTGTGTAGTAATTTCGGTAGAATCCGGCGTTACGCTGTACTGCATTAACTCCGTGTGTAACTTAGAGAAGCGGTAGGAATCCTTTTCTGGGATTGCTTGCTCCTCCTCAAAGGTCGTCTGGATGTTGGCGACGGACATGACAAGGTTTGTCTCGTCGATATCCATCGGGTCAATGAAAAACTCCACGTCGCGGTCATGGGTGAGCTTTTTCGGCTCCCAGTCGTTTGACATGGTGCCAGCGTTAAATCCGGGCGTGCGGGTATGGTCCTTGTAGCCGCTCAGGGACATGCGCGGCAATTTGATCGTCTGCGCGTTGATGAACTGCACACCGGGATTGCTTTTGGTAAGCGCATCGGAGCACAGCTCCCGCGCATACTTCTGCGCGAGCTGGCGAGCAAAGGTTTCGGCGTAATCATATACGGCCATTTGTCATCATCCTTCCTATTTTGTGTTGTTCCCGAAGATCGCGGCGAGTGCATCGTCATCGGTCTTTGGCTGATTTTCGCTCCCGGATGCCCCTACTCGGAAGCCGCCGGAGCTGTTCTTTGGGTCGTCTTGCTTCTTCCACTCAGGGTGCCGCTTCAGGACTTCCTTCAACGCTTCTGCAACGGCGTCCTCATCGAGTTCGTCACCTGCTTTTTCGACATCATGCATGGCAAGCAGAATCGCATCCTCCACCGCTTCAGGCTTTACACCCTCCTTGTATGCGGCAAGCTGCGCGCGGGTCTCGACGATCTCCCGCTGGAGGGCAGCGCTGTTGTCCTCGGCAGGGGGCTCACCCTCTGCGTGCGGAGCTTCCGGAGGGGCAGCGGGCGGCTGCTGGGCCTGCTTCTGCTTTTTGAGCCAGTCCTTTTCTGCGCGTTTTAGACGCGAGTTGATCAGAGCGTCAAGCTCCTCCTGCGTTTTCGGCAGATTGGGTTCTGTCCCTCCACCGGGAGGATCGGCCGAGGGCGGGATTTGGATATTTGTGTTCTTTTCAGGACCGTCCTTGGGGGCTGGTTCCGCAAACAACTGAAGTTGCGGCCTCAAAAATGTCTTACTGTCCTGTACGGCGATCTTTAACATTGCATATCGCTCCTTTTATAGCCTGTCGGCTGTTATCCTTGCAGAGTTTTACGCCTTGCAGCACGTTTTGGGCGTAACAACGGCCCGCATAACTGCAGGCAAAATCAGCAGGGCTTTCGCCTGCCCCCTTTGCGTTTCGACATCGTCCTCACCTCCTTAAAGTGAGCATAAAAAAGCACCTGCCGGGCGGCAAGCGCTTTGATATAAAAGAAAGGGAAGCCTGCTGAAAGCTGACTTCCCTTGTGAAACGGCAATTGGCGGGTGTGCCCCTTCCCGCATTTCTTTTGACCCAGTGGGTGCGTAGCAGCACAGTCTCTACTTCAATTGCCTAGCTTTGGTATGCTTTAATCGTCTCTATGGTTCGGGCAATTGGAGCACGTTTCCTCGTATCCGTCAAGCGTAAACGCTTCTGCCGGCGCCGTCCACTTCGGCGCTCCATCGTCCACAACCATGCAGATGTCAAAGCATACAGCGATTGAGATTTCTCTTCCCATCAGCGGGCAAAACGCCTTATCTTCCATACTGCTTCAACACCTCCAGTATCTTTTTTACCTTATCGTCAAATTCCTCTGGCCCAAATGCCGTGCGTATCGATCGCTTTTCCCGGTCGACATACACAACACCTTGATCGGAATAATACCGCTCAAAACGGCCGTTCCAAACCGTCACAGACACCTTTGCACTCCGGAGCATTTCTTGCGCCTGTTCCTGCGTAATATTGTGATCCCGCTGTAAATTGATATGTTCATCATCAAATTGCAACGCTTCGATCTCTAGCGGCTCCGGATCCAAGTGGAGCGTGCCACGGATGCCAGATTCGCGTTTGATCTCTGAATTCAGTATAGCATCTTTTTGGGATTTTTCCAATGGAATTCCATATATTTTCTCCCGCCAGTAATCCCTACGCAGCACATCCTCATGTTCCCCGATAAATTCCCGGACGTTTTTTTGTGCATCCCGTGCCTTTCGCTGATACGCCTTCTTTTGATCTTCATCTATCGTGCCTTCAGCCATGCGCTTCCACTTGCGCACCTCGCGCTCCAGCCCGCGTTGCTGCTGCTCCAGGGCGGCGTTTTTTCGGATTTGATCGCCATCCATCGGCGGCGGGATGGGATCTCCGTATCGCCAGGTCACCAACGTGTGCCGGCAGTTCGGGTGAAACAGCCCCTTGTTGACCGCGACGGAGAGCAACATATACCAGTGGCTGTCATTGCTCAGGCCTCGATCGCCGCTGCGTTCTCCGTCCCACACGCCCCACACATCATCAATGTATACCTTGCCCTGCCAGGGCAGGCATGTTTCCGAGCAGGCTCCATACTGGCTGACCAGCACTGTATCCACGCCAAATTCGGCCCGGCGCTGCGCTTCACCCAGCAGCATGGATCGAGTTGCGGCGGTGCGCAAGGCCATCTGCGCATAGTCCGCGATATTGACACGCCGCCCATTTTTATACTCCACGCAGCGGATGCCTTGCGCCAAAAAGTCTTTGACCGCCGTATCGATTGCCTGCGGTAGGGTGACGGCTCCCGCTGACATGGACAATTCCACGCGTGAGATTGTCTGTCGGTACACATCCTCCATCGTGCGCAGGGCGGCGCGTTCCACGCGGGATTCCGCTGTCTGGATTTCGTCGATGAGGGAGTTCAAACGGCGCTGATTCACGCCGAAAAAATGATCGTCCGGGATGGATTGCTTTGCGCGTTCCGGGTCAAGCTGGATCAGCTCCTGCTGCGTCTGCTCCCATCCCTCATCAAACTGCTCGCGGAGCATCTGCTCTGTAGCTTCGTCGATTACAGGCCGGTATTCTTTCATCAGAGCCTTATTCTGCTTGCGGTACTGCTCCAGATTGCGGATTTTGAGCGCCTGCCAGGCAGGCCAGCGGAAATCCTCGCTCTTTTCCCATTCCTTGTGTCCCGCCAGATTACGAACGAGGGAGGCAATCAGCCGCAGTTCCATCTCCTCAAACATCCGGGCGATCCGCTCCCAAGTCATATGGCGTCACCCTCAGCGGGTGGGACATCCTGTAACCCGATTGACGGCTCGGGCAGCTCCTCAATTCCACGCAGCACTTTGATGCGGGCAACCTCAGCGGCTTTCCATTCCTCATCCTTGCTGTTGCCCCACATCTGATCCACCTGTGTTTCGATGCTCATCGTGTTGGCCGCAGCGGCTTTATTGACCGTTTCAACGCGGGCATCAAAAGACGGCGCGCCGTACTCGCCAAATCCAACGGACGGCTCGTAAACGCCAGGGGTCTCCCCCCGCATGAGATCATAAGTCATCAGGATTACGCGGATGAGCTGCGGCAGTACCTTTTCGAGCACGCCCGTAATCGTGCTGCGGGTGTATCCGGTGACGTCCTTTTTTTCCCGCTGCGCTTCCGCGCTACTCATTTTGCCCACGTCAATGCCCAGCGTGGCTGGAGAGACAATACCCTGGAGGCACATATCAAGAGCGGCAAGATAAGAGGACAAAAACGCTTCGTACCGGATTTCCGGCTGGACCATTTCGATTTTGTTCGTGTCGTTTTCGCCGGACTCGGATTCCGTCACGATATATTCGCTTCCGAAATCATTCAGCCTTTTCAGCTTGCCGGTTTCAGGGTCAGTGGGGACCAGGCCCCTCGGGATGTATTTCTTGACGCGACCCGCGCGGATTGCGTCCCACCACTGGCTGATCACCTCGTCGAGCGCGTCGAAGTCATCGAGTTTGCCCTCGTAGATCGCCTTGCCCCTCCAAGGGAACTTGGGACTGTCGTAGAACTTCAACGGAACCGCCATCATGAAATCGCCGTCAAACTCGACTGGTTTCAACCCGGCAAGCTCCGGCACACAGTCGAGCGATACTTCGTTGTTCCCATCGAAGAGCGCATAGCTGACGCTGCCTTTCCGATAGGTTTCACAGAGCCGGTATTCCCGGTGTTTTTCCCGGTAAGTTGTCCAAAAGCGTATTCCTGTAATCCGGCCGTTTTTATGGATGTATTCCACCCGATCGGCCTCGTAAAACTCCACGTGGGGGTAAGACGACGCATCTGGATCCTCCGGGCCGTCAATCATAATCTTCCACGCTCCGTCTCCGGATACTAGCGTGCCAACAACGCCTTTGCCTACAGATTCTATAAAATCCAGCTCCTGCGTGATATCCTCCCAGGCTTGCTGCCCGGCACCGCCCTTGAACTCGATATCATCCATATCAGACTTGACGAGATAGGCAAGCGTATCGACGAGGATCGCGGGAAGCCCGCTGTGGATCTTTCGCAGTTTTATAGCATTAGTTGGAACCGCCGCCCAAAAACGCGCCGCATTCGTGCTATCCTGCACACCGAGCTGCTTATATAACTGCTCCAACTCTGCGGCCTCGCCGCGGTACCAGATCTGATTGCGGATCACCGCCGCCTGATGGCTCAGCGGCTCCTGCAGGACAATGCTGTTCTGTGTGGCGGGTTGGATTTGCAGCCAATTGCGAAGCATACTTTTCACCTTCTCCCCGAATTTACTCATTGATGCGTTCCTCCTCGCCCGATCCGGTTTTTATACGGAAGCCATGAATATTGGTCGGCATTTATTGTGTGATCGTGGCCGTCCTCCGGCTCGTTATCCTTGTCTTCTTTCCAGCTGTATGAATTCAGCTCATCGATTTCTGGTTTGCAATAGTCCTCCACCAGCAGAAAATGCCCGCTCGCCATCCATCCGGCCTGCAGGTTGATCCGGTCAATGATCTTCGTCTTTTTCCATGCGGGGGTAAATTCATAGATACTACCGTGCAGACGCTTGTACTTTTGGCATTCAATGATCGTCGCCTCGTCCGCGGAATCGATAAAGACGTTGCGGACAAACAGGCCATAAATCGTACGGTACTTTTCTAGGAACGCGATCAGCAGCGGCGGAATATCGCTGGGGGCCAGCGCCGCCGCACGGTCCCGGTTGTTGTGCACCTCAGCGGCCAATGTAATCTTCTGGCGGTCGGCAGTGATGCCGGAAAACGTGAATGCAAAGGTATCTGCTGACTGCTGGGAATACGACGTATCCACGCCAGCAGAAACTTGGACGAATTTGATCTTACCATCCCGCATCTGCTCCAGCAGCCTTTTTGCCGTGATCAGATTGTGCGGTTGCAGGTTAAATACCAATCCTGTCGCCCGGCCGCGTAAACCCTCGATTTTGTTCTTGTAGAGCTTTGTGCCTTTGGGTACGCTGTTTATGATCTGCTGTACCTTTTCCGGTGGCAGGCCCAAATTGTGCGCAAAAGAAAAGAACCAATGCGCCCATCCGGGTTTTGGTTCTTCTTTGAGCATCTCTAAAATTTCTTTTGGGGTTTCTTCCTCCCACTCCGGAAGCGGTCTGGAATGGTTGATGTATTCCTCGTACACTGGTAGGTTTGGATCGTCCGGGTTCAGTGTAGCGAGCATATAGTCGCAGCGCATGGACGCCTCTCGGACAAACTCCATATCCGCAATATTGATCTCATCAATGTACAAGCAGCCATATTGGCCGCCCAGGGCCTTTTTCCAGCGTGCCTTGTTGTCATACCCGAGAACATAGATCACTTTGTCGCCGGACGATGGATGGAACAGCAGATGGGGCAGCGAATTCTTGCCCTTGCCCCCAGCGTTGTATTCGACCAAGCTCCCAAAGTCATCAAGGATGCCAAGGTCCTTGTTGATGATGTTCTTCTCGATCGTCCCCAGGTCAAGGCCGGCCAAGATATGGATTTTCTTAGGGCTTTCGGCAACCTTCAGCATGAATTTAAAGAGGCCTACGGTTGTTTTTCCTGCTGCCGTGGTGCCCTCTAAAAACTCGACCGGCGCGTCACAGCGCAGGAATGCCTTGTACTTTTCTGACAGGATCAACCGGTCATCCACTACTGTTCCCTCGCAGTTGGTGCAAAATATCGTCCAGCTTTTGTTGGCCGGTATCCAGATGACCTTTGATCTCCATCTTTTCGGGCGCCTTGAATCCCGCCCGGTCTAAAAAGTCTTTTGCGGCCGAAAGCCTATCTTTGTTTTCCGCTTCCGAATCTTTCATGATTTGATACATAATCGCACGAGCCTCTAATGCATCAAAGAAAAATTCTTCTCTCAAATCCTGCTGGAGCGCTTTTTTTCGCTCCTCCAAATATTTCTGTACTTCAGGAATCTTTAGTATCTGCGAAGCTTGTGACTGCGCCGACTTTGGGCTGTAGCCAACATTGATTGCCGCCTGTCTCGCATTTTTACATCGAAGCTTTAAATATTCATCGACAAACAATTTGCGTTGATCTGTCAACACTGTCCTCACCTCCTCATAAAAATAGCGAACTGCCCGAGGGAGAGCAGTCCGCTGGTGTTATCTTGCCCCCGGTATTAGCCGCCCCGGGGAAAGGCGGTGAAAGAAAGGAGAAAAATGAAAATGAAAAAGGTTCTTGCAATCATTCCACAGTACCAATTATAGACCCTATTTTGAGAAAAAGGT